TATATTTCAGGGGATGAGAATTACTATAAAAACCAACCCGAATCGCAGTCGAATTTATCAATGATAATACCGACACAAATACCAACCTTAGGAACGCCGATAAATAGTTTTCAAATACAGGGGCGAGGATATACTTTGACAATACACGCGGTAATAACCTCAGGGAACCAACGGATCGTTTCTTTTACTTTTGATCCCAATAGCACCTTTGCAAGTTACATGCAATCGCGACCTGAAGGCGATCGCAAAATGTATATTTGGGCGCGGTTTGGAAACACAAATGTTCTAGTTTTTCAGGACCAGATGACATCGGCTCCAGCCGTTACAAAAGTTCAAACTTTTTTGAGATCTGGATACTTAGACCACTCAGAAAATATAACCAGCGTTACCGGAGTCGATATGAATTACTCAGGGAACGTGGAAGATGATATTGCCTTTGTGGGGGTTTGGCGCACTAGGTTTTCAGAACAGACCACTTATTTCAGGATAGGCATAGAGGCGTTCCACGTGAGTTCTAACGAATCTTTTACACTTCAGCAGAGCAATATATCATTTGCAAATATACCTCAGGTACAGGGCGCGTATGTCGTTAATGAAATTTTACCGATCAATAGCGAACTACCGACCACTTCAGTAAAGCGCGATGCGTTTTTAACCAGAGAAACATCGGTCGACAATTCAGTCGGGTACGGACTGAAAGTTTATTACCCGTTCCTGTTTAACTGGAGATACTGGCTAGCACAGGCAAATGCAAATGTTGATTTTTACCCGGACCAACAAACCCAGAATTGGGTTCCTTATGGTAACACAGGACCATGGAGGCTCAGGATCAACATGGAATACGATCGAGCCGGCGAGAACTTTCAATACTTGGATGAAATAGTAATAAAAGATTACGAAACAAATCCAAACCTGATCCAGATTATCGAACTCAAAAGGGCGATCGATAATTCAGTAGTGGATGTAATTGTCGAAGGCGAGATGCACAAAATAGTAGTGCAAAATGTTACATCCTCAGGCGAGGTATGGAACCAAGCAACCACTTGGGGAATGATAACAATCGAACCAACTGAAGCCAGTCCGAGATGGATAAGTTCAACCGCGATAGACTTCGACAATGATACAAACAATCCGCTCACCCCACTTTCAGGTTTGAGATGCGATCTTACGTTCCCGAGTCCGGATAACGCCCGGCTCGAATGTTTCTTTGATCCATCGAAATTAAACCTAAGCAACGGGGTAAAAATTACGGGAAAAATAAAAGGATGCTTTGAGGACTCATTAATAGTGAACAAATTGACTACAGCGAACGTACAAAAGATGACCACCTCAGGCGATGAAAAAATAAAAGCACTATAAAAAAAAAGACATGGCAAATCAACAAATAAATCAGTACACTTTAGAACGGCTATCCCTTGGGGATGATGACTTTTTTGACATCGACTACTGGAATGGAAGCGCGTTTCAGACCGCAAAAATAAAAGGTTCTGTTATTAAATCTAGTACGAGTCCGGGGATCTGGAGTCAAACGGGCGATGGTCCCTTATTAGCAAATAGCACTACCGAAACAACGATATCAGGTCCGGGCGTAGGCTCCTTAACTATACCGGCCGATACCTGGTTTAAGGGCCAGTCTTTTGAGTTAAGGTTATGGGGCGAAATTAGTGCTTTACAAAGCGATATAATTAATATTTCAATCAACAATGGACCAACAAAAGTAGTGGACACAGGGGGCGTAACTTTTTTAGCAATAGGTGGGGGCGGTGCAATGATACCATTTGAAGTCATAATTTGTATGACTTGTCGCGATATTGGACAACCTGGTATTGCAAAATTGCATTATTCAGGACAAGTGAATACAAGGGCGAACTCGGGGGGACAATACAGATCGTACGGCTTTAATGTTTTAAACGACTTTAATTTTGATACCACTATAAATCAAGTTTGGGATATAACAGGAAAATGGAATAACGCCGATCCAGATAATCAGGTGCGAATTTTAAATGCAAATCTGAAAAGAACATTCTGATGTCTTGTTTGCAACTTACAATACAATACGATACTTACGGAAGCCAGACTTTCACAGAACCCATAGCCGGTCAAATTAATGGGCATGATTATTGGTTTTTTGCCGGTTACGGCGTTGAGGATTTTTATATCTGGTTTGATGGTGGGGGCCGATGGTACGCTGGTAAAAATCTGGGCGATGTTCTTAGTACAAGGGTACTTTTTACCAGTTCTGTTACATGTCCCGAGGCCAGTCTTGGATCCAGTTCAGGCGTTGATTGGATAGATCTAGGCGTTTGGACCAACCTAACAACCTTCAGTACAAAATGTGTTCCATGTCCAGTCCCACCGGAGCCAAATTGCGATCAGGAAGATCGAAAAAAACGCTCCTACGGATCTGTAAAACTTCCCACCGATTTTGTTGAACAAGACCGAGGGATCAAAGAATGTTGTTGTAAATTTCTGGTCCTTTGTGATCCTGGATCCGACACCTGGAAAAACGACATCACCTCGGCATGGGTTAAACTTTCAGATCCGAGTGACACATACGCATTCAAGTTATATAAGGATGGCGCACTTTCAAGTTTTACTCCAACCCCTCAGGCGTTCCCGAATGAGCCGAACGCATATTACACAACGATAAACTGGATGGATGTTTTTACGGCCGATGGTTCTGGATGTTACGAACTAAAAATTGAGTATGGAATTTCTGGAATAACAGGCGAAACAACATGGGGCAAATACCAACTAGATCAATACTCGATCCAGAACGCACTAAAGACCGCTAGGATCAGAGCAATATTCAATTCCTTTCAGGAAGTACAAGGGATAGATTTTACCGGCGCACAGGTCGAATCGACCTTCAGGTTTTTCGGATATATTGGTAACCGGCAACCGAACATGGAAACCGACAATATAATATACGGCAACCGCGAAATGAAGCGCGTGATCCGGGAAAACTTGAACTCCTATACAATAGAAACAGAACCGACCGATGAGTGTATTACGCGCCCTCTAATCGAGTTATTTTTATTGAGTGAAAACGAACTATACATCAGCGACTACAATGCGCATAACCACTCGTATCGATACGAGGATCTACCCGTAATTGTTTCGGAGTCCCCGGATGTCGAATATTACGACCTGAGCCGAAAGGCAAAAGTAACCGCCGTTGTTAGTGATAAATTTAAAAACAAAAGAACGTATTATAAATAATTAAAAAAGACCAAAAATGGCAAAGACAAAAGCAACCCCAGAAACCGAAAACGTAACAACAATATTAGAGACTGACTTTTCAGGACCAACTGGTGCAACAAGTACTGGAGCGACCAAAAAACAATTATTACCAACCCAGCGATCGTTTCAAACGAATCAGATCGACCTCAGTCTGGATAACAATTATATCAAGGTACAGATAACAATGAGCGATACAAACGATCCTTTAAACCAGCGAACAATGTTGGCTTTCTATCCAAAAAAAATGTCCTCGTTTCAGATGACTTTTAAGGAAACCATCGATCCAAAATCAGGAAAAACAACCTTCGGACCTGATTCGATTTTCTTAATCAATAACCAAACAACGAGTAGAATAAATATACCGGTAGAACTTATTGAAGCCAGTCGAGTATCTGAAGGTGGAAAAGCGAAAGATGTTTTAGGTATTACGACCTTTTTAACAACAAACACCGCAACATAAAATTTAGAACATGAAAGGCTTAGAACAATTTACGGATGTACTTGCAATGGCGATCGGAATGACCGGCGCATTGCTGAAGGGCCTAAAAAAACGGGTAAAACTTCAGGGAATATTAACCGGTATGATAGTGGCCGGGATCCTTAGTTTTAGCCTTATTGGAGTCATCGAAATATTTTATGATCAATTAACTCCGAAACTCATTATTCTAGTTTCTTTTGTCGTAGGCTGGATAGCAAATGAGGTCACAGAGAAGATCGATCTGGTATTTGAGGATGCCTTCCAATACTTTTTGGGATGGTTAAAAAAGCAAAATAAAAAGAAGTAACATGAAACAAAAAACCACAGATTACCAGCAATTCGATGATGACAATTTAGAGCAAACAGGCGTTGATTCCTTCGAGGTTCAAGTAAGCCATTGCGATACAATGATAGAGGGGAAGCATGTGGTCATTGATACGATAATAAAGAATGACACCTTGATTGTTGAAAAGGTGATGTACGATCGCGAAATAAAAATCATCGAGCGACTACTGGATAAACCCGATACCGGAAAGAGCATCGTTTCAGTTTTGATCCTTGTTTTTTGCATCTACTCGATCTGGAAAAAATGGAATTGTAACAACAAAAACACCCAGAAATAATGGTCAAAAAATACACCGATAAACAACTTTTGGACCGGGTAAAAACTTTGGGAACTTTCAAAAAAATACCAGAGGGCAGATGGATCTTAGGGGTACGATCTTCAGACGATCTGCCGAACCGGTTCGATGATAAGTTCTATGAATATCAGGGCGAGGAGTTTATTCAGGTTTTGACCGGTACAACAAACCCCGGAATAACCATTTTGAAGGGCGGTTTTAAGAGGTTCAATAGTCAGGGATCAGCCATTCTGAAGTCCGATCAATGGTACTATAATGTCTGGAAATATGGATTGCACCGAGGCAAAATGCCAGCATTAAGACAGATCGGAAACTCTGTTTTGGTCCATAGAGATGGCGATATGGATGGCAAATCA